CCAACCTTCTTCTCGTTATCATATCTTTCACCTATAGGTTTTATAATAAAATCAAATAAACTCCTCATCAATATTCTAAATCATATTCGACTGATATCGCCATATTAGAGTTAAACTTTTTCCATGGAAGTATCTCTTCGTTCTTAGTTATAAAAATGTTATATGAGTTATCGTTACCTTCAAATATTATATTTGAAATCTCATGTCCACCATACACTTGCTGACCCACCGCGTAGTGCATAGCATCATTCTTATAATCAGCTCCAATACTTATTTTCCTTATATTAGACATCACTTTCAACTTTTTCTGGTTCTTCAATAGCTGTATAAGTACCGTCTTCTATATTTATATTTACAGGTCCATATTCATTTTCTAGTTGAGTTCTTAATTCTTCAACATCCATATTGATACCTGCAAACTTATGTAATAACCCATGCTTTTGAGTTTCTAATAAACCTACTTCATGTAGTATGTCATTTAATTCTTTCTGTTGTCCTTGAATTTTACTTAATTGTTCTTCTTTAATTTTATTCATTTAATTAAATTTTAATTATTATTTATACTGGTATAGGCTCGCTCCATTCTGGTGTTGCCATTAATTCTAAAATTGCGTGATGATCATACGTATCAATAGCTACAACTGATCCATCCGTAATGAAAGTTGGTACATATCCATCTTCCCATTTTATAACGAACTGCGTATCGTCTAAAGACTTTCTAATCGTGCTTACTGAAGTTTCACCAACTTGAGCAAAATCTATTAATCCAACATCTGTCAGATTTATAGTGGCGTATGTTCTTGTATTGTGCATTTTATATATTTTTTAATTAAGGTGTTTCTTCTTCCCTGTCGGCTTCAACCATATTTAAACTGACTGCGTTCGAGGTGCTATTTGGCGCATCTCCTATCCTATCTTCTATTGTCATATTAGCACTTGTTCCTGTATTTGAATTAGGAGAACTATCTGGAACAGTCCAGTTAGTGCTAAATGTAGCTTCTTCGCCAAGTTTCCAATAGGCAACTAAATCACTATCTCCTGAAACATCAATCGGCTCTGTGCCATCACTTACATCTGCAACAACTTTGACCGCATCGAATACTGAAACTTCATCTATGTTTCCTTCAAAAAACCAACCACCACCAGCCGTCAAACTACCTATTGCAGGTTCAACACTTGCAGTACTTCTTGTTCCTGTGCTTCCAGCAGTTGCTTGAAATAGTGTTCCATCAACATATAATTTTAATCCGTTTGCGTCTGTTGTACCGTCAAATGTTAACATAACGTGATGCCAATTACCATCATTTGGAGTTATCCCCGTTGAGTTTATGGCTGTGCTTGAGCCATCAGTATGAAATATTCCTGCCCTGAAATAATTATACCCTGTGCCTCTCCAATATAACAACCAATTTCTGTCTGCTCCACCTGCTGCATCTTCACAAGTTATCATTCGTATATTTGTACCACCACCACCAGTATCTGTAACAGGTATTTTAACCCAAGCAGAAACACTAATAGCAGTTGTAATTCCCATAGATGCTGTTCCTATATCAATAGTATCGTCAACACCATCAAAAACCATTGAATAGTTACTAACATTATCTTTATTAGCTTCAATAGGTAATAACCATTGTGTTGATTTAAACGAACCATTTTCACCCATTCGCCACCATCCCACAGGACTTAAACTTGTTAAATCAGATGGTGTACCTGAGTTATAAATGGTTACTGCGTTACCTGACTGATCGCTATCAAAAAGCGCTACCTCATCAATGTTGCCATCAAACCAATAACGACCAGCACCATAATCGTCATTTCCTATACTTATTTTATCATAATCTGTGAAATCATCAGAAGTCGTATCTGTTTTAGTTACTTGAGCACTTGCACCATCTAAATATAAATTAATGTCTTTAGTTGTTCCGTTTCTTGTAAATAAAACATTTGTCCAAGTATCAGCACTAATATATCCATCAGGAGTATTTATAGTATTACCAGCATAAAAATTACTACTATTATCTCTTAAATAATAAGCAAATCTTATATTACCACCAGACTGTGTAGTATAAAACCAAATTAATGATGTGCCTCGCATTGAAAAAATATAATTAGTTGTACTCGCACTTGAAGTTTTTATCCATACTGAAAACGAAAAATCATCTGAAGCTGTAAATAAAAAAGGTCCACTTCCTGAAGCGCCATCATATACTGATACGAAATCGTCAACACCATCAAAATTAATTGAATAAGTATTGGCAAATGACGCAGTAATTTCAACGCTTTGAGTACAGGCTTTTCCACGTACAGTATAAGTAATAACATAAGTATTAACTGCACTTGCACTTAAATCTATTTCGCCCGTATCTGCATTGATAACAATTCCCGCAGTAGAAGTAAAAGTACCACCACTTGTTCCCGTTACTGTTGGCGTTGGGTCTGGGTCTGCATCTGTATAACTTGCAGCCGAATAACTAAAGGCACAACTTACAGCTTGAGTACCGCCTACTGGTATTCTAAAAAAACCTTTCTTTTTATTTGGATTAAATAGTATTGGCATATCTTTTAAGTTATAGGTAAATTACAATCAGAATATTTAAACGGTATCTTCAGTCCTAAGCCCATACCCCAGCCCGTTACGTCATCTTCAAAGCGTTCCGTGAACGAAGTTAAATTACCAGCTCTTACGAGTTGTATCTTAGTCCAATCTACGTTATTTGTAGTAGTATTAAACTTCTGTTCTAAGTATCCTAATAAGTCTAATAGTACTTGTATCATATCACTTTTAACATCGTTTTCGTTATCTTCATTTTTATTAACTAAGTCCATAGTTAATATTTGAAAGTTCCAAGTAAACGTACCATCACCCATCGTTGCTGGTTGATCTGCAACCCACAACAAAGGATAGTTAAAGTCAAGTAGCTGATTTCTTTCGGCAATTTCCCAGAGATCGCCATTTCCAAATGTTTCAATTTGCTTATGTGCATCAGCAAAGTCATTAAATTCTTTTATAATTTGGTTGTAAGTAATTACCATTTATTAACAATCTTTATAATAGTTATATTCATCCCACCAACAGTTTAACGATTTGCCACTACCTAAATAAAAGCCTTCTTCATAAGCAGTTTTACGTGGGTTTAGATCATCACTAGCAGTAGTGTACTCAGGATATAAAGCACTGTTATCCATTAAGTAATTAATTAATCTTTTATCCCTTTCTTCAGCTTTGTTTTTCCAGTCATCTCTTAAAAATTGCAAGTCCCTATAATCAATGGGTGTACTATTTTCACTGTTCTTAGTGCTAACACTTTTATTCCTATACTTAAATAACATAGATACTGAACATTCATAAAGCGTATGTTGTAACATACTAGGCGCTATGTAATCATCTAATAAAGTAACCTCATCAGCGTTCAAAGTTCCAGCAGTTATCTTAGTTTTCAATGCTGAGTACAAAGGCGAACCGAGAATCGGGTGCAAAAATAACTCCTGTGCATCGCGAATTGCTGGGAGGATTAGCCTCATATCAACATTTGAATCTATTATAGAATTATTCTTTACGTATGTTTCACTTATAAATAATACTGCCATAACTTTTATTTTTTCTTAGCTCTAACTAATTTCTGTTCAAATACGTGTCTGCAATACGGGGTGGTTCTGTCTGTTTGTGGGTTGTGATACCATCCACCACGCTTTGTAAATATGTCTATTCCTGTCTGACCAAAGCCATTAACTAACATCTCTAACTGCGATAATGTATATACTCTGCCCTGTGCTGCTAAAGACATCATTTTTCTACAAAAGGCTCTACTACCACTTTTAGCATTAGGTACTCCTTTGCGTTTTACATATTCATATACTATAAACAATTTTTCTGCTGGTTCTTGTATTGACTCTTTACCTTCCTGAGTTGGTGTAAAGTTCTTATCTAAAGCCCCAGCATCCTGTAAGTTTGCTATTGCATTATTAACATCTTCAATAGGTAATTCTAAAGCCTTAACAATCTCAGTAACAGGCAACTTAGGATTTCCTTTTAGCATACTTAAAATACTTTTTTCAGTATCATTTAAAACTCTATCAAGTGTAAAGCTGTAATCCGTTAGTATATCGCCTTCGTATTTCTTTGCATCATCTAAGCTAGTTATTTCATTTTGAAAGCTATCTATAACTTCATAATCGTTAAGATCATAGCCCGTTTCATTAAGTTGCAGAAATAACATTTCATCTTCTAAGTCATTAAATTCCCTTTTCAATGTTTCAGTAGTTTTAACAACACCACCACTTAATCCAATAAGCCCCCGTATTTCTTCAGCGTTCATAGTGTCTAATACTTTAGTAGCTACTAACGGGCTTAATAAACCGATAGCTTCAGCAACTTTATTAACTTCAATATCTGAAGGTGGCAGCCCAATTTTTTCACGTACTTCTTCGGCTGTCATTACTCCTAAAATAGCTGCTTCAGTTAGTCCACGTTCAACAGGCTCTATCTTTAATAAGTGTATAGCCTTAGGCAATCCATTGTAATTAAGTATCATATTAAACAACTCGTCAAATACTCTACGTTCAGGATTAATTTGGAGGCTTTCATATAATTGACTTGCCACCGAAATTTCATCGGCATTGTTGCCTAAAGAACTACCACTATCATTTAAGCCCATTAATTTTGGGCTAGTAATTCCGTGAGCTGTAAATATTTCTTCTCTTATTTGTGTATTAAGTTGTATGAACCGATCGTCCTGTCCATTCGTGGGGATGGGCAAGATTTCAGGTCCTGGTGCGTCAGCGTCATTAAAACTGAGCAAAGGGCTACCAGCTCGACCTTCGCCAGTTGCATAGTCTTTAAAACGCCTTTCGATGTCTGCCATCTGCTCGGGTTCGCATTGACCATTCCGAAACGATATGAGATAGCCCGAACTTAAATTGTTTTTAATATTGTTTAATGTAAATGTGCTTATGCTTATATCACTTTCTAAGTAATTAATAGCACTTACATAATCAGGCAAAGGATAAACACCAAGATCAGGTCTATACTCTTTATAGTAAATTAAATAGTTTTCATTTGCACTTAGTTTTTCTTCAAAAGTAAACGCTTTAAATTCCGTGAAATCTTCGTTACTTTCTGGGCTTCGTGCCTTCCAATCATCAGTATAATAATATACATCTTCATCTACACCAACACGAACATCTGAAAAGTCAATGTGATCTACTGAAGCAATAGCACCTAAGTTGTTTAATCTTACTTGCATAGTAAAACCGCCATATACCTTCTTATCTTTTGCCAACTTACCTAACAGTTCATCCATTGTATCGGTGTCGTTAGGATGCCTTAAAAAGCCTTCTATCGCTGCCCTTTGTTGTAGCTCTATATCGTTAGCAACTGCAAAGCCCTGACCTACGATGTATTTAACTTTAGAGTTAATTATCTGGGCGTGTTTACTGCTCTTATCATAAAGGTATGTTAAGTAATCAGGATAGGTATTTTTATAAGGTCTATCAGTGCCGTATTCGTACCAATTTCCCTTGCGGCTTTCTTTGAACTTTGGTAGCTCATACTGATTAAAATTTATTTGTAATAGTTGATACATATTAACTAGGATTATATACTACATTAGTTGTTGGTAATACAGTATGTTGTGTAAAGTCTGGCGTTTCAGTACTATCTAATAATTTCATTTTACCTTCTTCTACTAAGTTCGATGATAGATCAGGGTCTAAGTTTGTACTACTTGCCTGTTCATAAACTTTATAAGTATAGTAGCCACCCTTGCCTAAAATTAGCTTACCATTTAAAGCATCATCTACACCTTCAACAAAACTAAATTCATCATATCTTTTTTTGTTCGTACTTGTATCAGCAATAATAGTATAATAACTAATTTTCGTTTGTGCTGAAGTAAAGACAAATAAATAATAAGGGTCTACTAATACTGAAAGTTCGTAAAGCGTTGCAACGAAACTTGTAGTACTATTCTTGTTCAGTATTATCATCAGCTTTTTTACTTTTTTTAGCAAATACGTCAGCACCTAGTTTTTTTAAAATAGCTTTGTTTTCGTCTTTTATAACGATTTTAAAGCCTTTTCCGTGCCAAGTTTGACCAATTAAACCTTTTTTAAACATAATTTCCGTTTATTAATATATGTGAAAAAAATAACTTATTAAAAAAAAAGGGATACTTTAATAGCATCCCTTAACTTATATATGTAGAAAGTAGAAGTTTATACATCAATAGTCAAAGTAGCAATCGTTGCAGCAGATACCTCGAAAGGCGTTTCCGCTTCTTTTGCCATTAGCTCAATATCGTAGCCCGAGCGATCACCGAAGCTCGTGCCAGTATTAGCTACCATAGACTGACCTTCAGCATAAGACTGAAAACCAAGTCCCCAATATACACCGTTATTATCTTTAGCAATAACTGCTAAACGACCTAGTACCATAAGTCTAAGTTCGTTGCTTTTTACTGCACTAAATTTATTAATTGAAAAAGCTACAACGCCTTCGCTAAATCTAGTTCCATTAGCTGGGTCTATTGTAGTAGTAGCTACAATGCTACCCACTTCTTTTTTAAGTTCGTATTTGTACCACGTTGCACCACCATCTGTGATAGCTGTTACTTCGTGTCCTGATTCTGTATAGGATGTAATTGAGTCCCTAGATAGAAGATAAATTTCTTCGATTCCACCAACACTATCACTGCAATCCCTTTCAAAACCTGCTGCTAAATTACAAGGCATAATTTTATAGTTTTAAAAAGAGGGCTATTACACCCTCTAAAAGTTAATATTATACTAAAGCAAATCTAACGATTTCATCAGGGAAAGCGACATTTAGTCCTCTGCGAAATGCTATGGTAACCTTATATATACGATCATTTGGGTCATACCAGGACCTAACATCTGTGCTTTCTTCTTCTGGAAGATCAACACCGATATGTACGTTTGATGCTCTCATTATGTAAATGTTGTTAGTAGTACCACCACCGATAGTAGTCATACCTGGATCGCTTACAACCTCAATATTTGGAAAACCTATTAAAGGCATAGAATAAAACTGTCCTTCACTTACATAATGAAAGTAGTTACCATCTGCAATCGCTCTTTGATATAACAAGAACTGTGCTGGTGCGCAATACAATTTTAAATCATCTGAACCAGCAATATTTACAGGCATCAATTCTGCCATACCTAAAAAGATATCAATAATAGTTGCAGCAGTATATCCTGTTCCAACTGTAATTCCAGTAGGGTTTCCGTTTACTGCTGTTCCAGCAGCTAAAATTTGTTTGTCTAATCCATCGTACTGAGATAACTGAGCCGATCCTGAAGCAGTATCGCCTTGCCAATCGGCAATAGCAATAGACTCCTGAATTTTTTTAACCTTCAAACTGAAATACAATTCTGCAAAAGGAATTTCTTCTTTTTCGTTTGTAAGTCCTTGCTTTAACATAACGCTTTCATACGTGGCTGCTAAATCGGTCATACATAAATCTTCGTGTACTGCAACTTTTCCTGGCGTTATTGTACGCTGTGTTAAAGTAGTAGTACCATCAGCACTTCTAGCACACCCATCGGTTTGAAAGACTACATCGGTCGAAAGAATATTAATAGTTGTAGGACCTTTTACTCCTGTTTGAATTTGTGAGTATCTGGGCAACTGCCCTTCTGCAACTGAAGCTACAATCAGTTCCATAGCGTTCTGCTCTGTGTACGCTGGTAATGCACTTACGTCAAATGCCATAGTTTTAAATTTTTAATTAATAATTTTTTTATCTTTTAAGTAAGAGATAACATCTCTCTTGTTTTTCTTCAAATGTGAAAAGCCACTATTACTTTTCTTAGCTGTTTTCGTTGCTGGGTCTGAAGCAATCTGCTCAGTAATTTCTACTAAACTTTTAAACGCTTCTTTTAAAGCTACAATATCAGCATTGATCTTATTAGTTTCTTTTTCACTTGCAAAGTGTTTTTCTGTAATAATACTTTCAATAATTTTCTTTGCCTCTTTACGTTGTTCAGGGCTAAAAGTAGGTTGCTCTTTTGCAATCACTTCTTCTTCTACAACTTCTTCGGCTGGGGCTTCTTCAATTTCTTCTAACTCAGGTTCTGCAACCGCTACTATTACGCCATCTTCAACCGATACAACCCTACCATCAGCAAGTTCATAATCGCCTGTCGGTGCTGGTACTAAAGCATCATCTACTAAAATAACCATAGCTGCCCCGAGAGATACATCAGGCTCGACCTGTGCGATACTCCCATCTGCTAAAGTAACATCTTCGAACTTTTCTTCTACTATTTCAGTAGGTTCTGGTGTTGGCTCTGTTGTAGTTTCCTTTGTTTCTACATCAACGCCTTCCGTTTTAAAAACATTTTTAATGTCTTGAAATAATTGTTTTACGTTATCCATAACTTTAAAGTCTTTATTATATATATGTGAAATATTTAACTTATTAAAAAAAAGTTTTATATTTTTTTGTAATTACTTATTACATCTCTGATTTTATTAATGATTTTTTCTTGTATGTTTCTTGACTTATCCTGACCAAACATACCTTCCACGCTAAAGCCTTTTACATTACCGTTTTTAACAAGTTCCCAAACTTCGTTATTTTCAACACGCATTGAACCCCACCAAGAACCATTAGGTACTTTTTCAAATTCTTTAGGTGCAATAGAACCACGTTCATTATCAATAATTAAACTTTCAATAACATATACGCCATCCATTTCTTGATCGTGCATTAAATTGATCTTATTGCTATATCCTTGCTTAAAGAACTTATTTACAATTTTGTTAATCGTATCCTTTTTAAAGACTACAAAAAACTTTTCATTTAAGTCATTAAGTCTAGGTATTGGCAAATCAGCTACCATAAAATATCCTGATACTATACGCTTTTCTTCGTCCTGTATTTTAAACTCAAAATTTAAGGGCTGTTGCTTATTGAACTTTAGCCATAGCTTCTCTGTGGCAGGTTGGTCTACTAAACTTATAAATGAGATTCCGCTGTCATCATCTTCTTCGTTAATTATTAATTCTAATATTTCTGTATTATTTTCCATAACTATTTATTTTAAAATGTACTCTGTGCTTCTATAACACTAACTTTATTTTGTGTATCTGATATATCTGTTTCAGTTACAAATACTTTCTGATCTTCTTGAGGCACTAATGTAGACGTATTAGTAACGGGTGCAATTTGAGGGGCTGCTGCACCACCGCCACCAGGAACACCACCACCACCGCCAAAACTACCACCACCACCACCGCCTGAAAACTGCTGTTTTCTTATGTTCTGTACGTTAGCTAATCCTGAAGCTAAAGCTATACCAGCCTGAATAAACGGGTAGGCTGGAAATCCTACTGTTATTGGGTTTGCTGAAGCAGAAGCAAATATAGCCTGTACGCCTTGATATGTTTGTATCAATGCCTGTGCTATTTGTAATTTCTTATTAATTTCAAAAGCCTTCTTTTGACTCTTTTCATTGTCTTTAGCAAATGCACTTGTCAAACTCATTACAGCAGTTAAGCCATCTAAAGCTAATTGTGTTTTAGCATCTTTAACAGCCTGATCTTTTTGTAATTGTTCTTTTGCAAATTTGTCATTAATGAGAGCTTCTTCTTCTTTTAGATGTGTTTTAAGTCTTAGTATTTCTTCTTCACCTAATCTAGTATCATTTATTAAAGCAAAGTATTTTAAATTAACGGCTTCAATTTCTTTTTCTTGATCTGTTAAGGCTCTTTGTCTTGCTTGTTCATCTAGCTTTTCGACAGATAATAATAACTCATTTTCTAACTTTTCAATGTTTTGTTTAAATGCTAATTCTATTTTTAACTTATCTTCAGCAGCTTTCTTAGTATCTTCTATTTCTTTATCTGTAACTTTTTTATTTTCTTCTGCTGTCTTTTTATAGGCTTCCCTTCTTTTAAGTTGTATCTTATTTTCAAATACTACTAAATCAACTTCGGCTTTATGTAACTGAGCTAAGAAATCTTCTTCGTCTTTTAATGTTTCTTCTAATAGTCTTTTGTGTGCTTCTAATAATGCTTTGTCAGTTCCCCAAAAGTCAATTTTGTTTTTTAGCTCTTTTTCGTGGTGTGCTATTTTTTGCTGATGTGCTAACTGACGTATTCTAATACCTTCAATTTCTAATTCTTTTTGTTTTTGAAAACTTTCAATTATTGCAGTTAATTTCTGGCGTTCTAATTCAACGGTGTCTTTACCTAAACTTTCTGCTATTCTTATTTCATCATCATAGCTAGTTATTATTCTATCTCTAGCCCTTATCTCATCTTCAATAGCACTTTTAATTTCTGCTAATCTTTTTTCACGTGCTTTCTTTTCTGCTTTTAAACGCTTTTTTCTTTTCTTTTCGCTTTGTTCTTCGCTATCATCATAAACGCCAATCCATTTTAATGCACTTTTAATAGCCCCGACAAACTCATCCCAATATTGAACAAGTGCAATAATAGCAGCACCAATAGCTACAAATGGTATAGCTAACATAGCAAATCGTAAAGCATTTACAGCTATTGTAGCCCCACCCGTTACAAAGGTGTAAGCAGTTGTAGCAATAGTAGCTATTTTTTCTGCTGTTGTTTTGGCAACTAATACAACAGTACTTTCTTTTTCTAAGTTTTTTCTAAGTGTTTCAACACCCATTAACAAAGACTGTGCCCCCTGAAGTTTCATTAATGTTTCCCTGTACTTTTCACTATCAACACCAGCAATAGCTAAAGCCCCCTGAAATGCAGCATAGCCAGCTATAACAGTTGTACCAATATCTAAGGCGGCTTGCATCTTTACACCATCATTTGCTAAACGATTTACTTCAGCAGTAATATCATTATAACGGTCTTTTAATTGTGCCGCTTCTTGTATTGCTTTCTTGCCTAATGGTGATGTTCTACCAGCTTCTAATGCTATTGCTTGATACTCCTGTATCTGCTTATTCATCCTACGGATGTTAACAGGACCTTCTTTTATTTCTTTGTTAAGTGTATCAAACTGTTGTTCTAAAGTTTCAGCACCTTTATCGGCTTGTTTAGTTGCTTGAGTTACACCTTTTGTGGCTTTTTCTAAGTTGCCTAAATTAGTAACTGCTTTGCCTGTTTCTACGTTAACCTTTAATGTAATTTCTTCTGCCATTTCTAAATTATTATATAATTAGCCCCATCGTATTGAACAGTTACTGTCGTGTTTAATACCGTTATATTTTTCGTTGCTGCACCATCTATTGTTTCACTTCCAGCAGTTCTAAGCTGACAGTAATTTGATGCTTCTGTTAGCTTTACATTCCAGACTTTTCCGATCGTTGGTTCTGTTGGTAATGTTAATAATACATTTCCTCCTGTTGTATCTGCTAAATAAGTTTTAATACCTTCATCGGCTGGGGTTGAAGATGTAATAGTTATGATACTACCTTCGCCAATTAATTCCCCATTTAAATAAGTTACACTACTGCTTGTTACTGTTACGCTATTAGTGTTAATTAGCGTTATATCACTAAGCCCAGCCTCAACCGTATTGCTATCTCCCTGTATAATTACATTGTTAGCTTCAGAAAATACTTTATTACTATCCCCGTTTATATTAATGCTTGTTGCTGTTCTGCTTATGTAATTGTTTTCACCTAATACTTTCTGCTCTAAACTTGCATAACTATTACCAGCTTTTAAAACATCACTTCCAGAACTGAATTTAGGCAAAGGCTTACCAGCCATATTATCAATGCCACCCGTTGCTGTTGCTGTTGTTGGTGAAAATACATCGGCATCTTTGATCTTTAGAAACTCGCATTTCGTTACAGGGCTATCGGGGTTATAATTCTCTATTTTGTTAAGTCTGAAGTAAGCACCATCAAAGTAGTATTGAGTTCTAAATGATAGACTTCTTATATCACCAGGACGTAAATAAAACCAACCTTTTACAACCTTACTATTAACATCTGTAATTTCTTCTATAAACTTTTTATAGTATTTATTATATAAGTTGTTATCATTCCAAGTAATAGTTTCAAAAGTATTATCATAATAAATCTCTTTAGTTAGCCCGAAGTTAATATCCATAGTAGGTGTATAAGGTTCATCGTAATGACCAGCATAAGGATATTTCTTTTTATTTGTTATACTGCTATCTGTATGCTTCCACATTGACGCAGTATCTAACAGCCCACCCCATTGTAATATTCTAATGTTGCTTTGCGTTCTTTGTGCTTTACCATCGTCATCTGTTTTAATGATGCTAGGTATTATTCTATCATTAGCTAATATACCTTTGCTGGGTGTTGGGCTAAATATAATTTCAGTTTTATATGTCTTTTTAATAAAGTCATTTGTAACACCATCTTTTTCTTGCCCGTATATTTCATCCCAAGTTGTAGTATATAATGCGTTGTAATAATCTTTGTCTGCTTTGTAAGTAAATAAATAATCTTTACTATCTAAAGCACCCATAGGTAAAAACTCTAAGGGCTTACTTACATCTAATTTCTGCGACCAGTCAGTTATGGTACTATCGTAAAAGTCATCTCTAGGTTCTATGAATACGCTTGTATCATTTTGCGTATCTGCTTGAACGTATAAATTAAACATCTTTACTAATGACATAAAGAAATCTTTTTGCTTGATCTTCTTAGGTATAGTGTTGTTCATAGAAATAGTGTTGCCTTCTACATATCCACTATTAACAACTTGATTAAAAAACGTGCCAGATATTAGCTTTACTGTTGCTTCGCCTGTATAAAATGTTCCTGTTGACTGCCCTTCAAATAATTTACCTGTTGAATTAACTGCTGTTGGGGCAAGAAAGAAATCACCATAAACGCTTACTTCATCAGTAGCAGTTAAAAAAACATTTGTAGCCTGTAATACATATTTATTAGGTGGGCTGTAATATCTATCACCGCCCTGAAGCCCAACATTTGTAACATTTGCCGTTCCAGCAGTTTGATATTCATCGTCAGGATAAGTAGGTGATGCCGTTGTTAAGCCTACACCACCAGCACTAATAGCAGAAGTATATGTTATGCCTATTGATGTTTGATCTAATAAGCTATAACTACCACCACCTAAATTATAATTTCTTAAAGACAAAGCCCCAGTTAAAGCACAAAGTACATCAACAGCTTCAGCACCAGCACCCGTTGGGGCAAATTCTACATTTAATTCTATGATAATATTAAGGTTATAATACCCACTTTCAGCAACAGTATAAACACCATTAGTATGATCGTAAACACCACCAACATCTGCTACTTCATTTGTAAATACTAACTTATCACTATCAGCATTTAAATATATTGTTACAGGTGTTTCAGAGATAGTAAAATCAGCATCACCACTAGTATCCCATTCAACAGTATTAGCATTAAATATCCTGTTGTTTATTTCAGTACCCGTTAACGCAAAGTCCCTAGATGAACAAGGAATTATTAATTTCTTAAAAAAATCACTATCAAAAAAAGCTGAGCTATAAGAATATCCAGCGTCTAAAAACATTTCATCAATGTATTTCTTTGCTGTTATAGCTGGGAAAAAGTCTTGTATAGTCCAATCTGACCAATCGTAATGTGTACCGTAATCTATCATAGGGTAAACATAATTAGTAGGTATGGTAGTCCAGCTATTAGCTTGATTAGTTTTATTGTAAACGTGGTTTAATGCACTTAAATCTAAATCAGTTAATTCGCTATCCCCTAATGCTTTAATGAAATCACCTACCCTTCCAATAATAGTACATTGATAAACAACATCGTCATTATCTAATATATCTACTTGCTTTAATTGTAGATACCCATCTAAAGCAGTTTCATCATCTACTAAATAAAGTACATCAGTTTTTAAATTTGGGTTAAATGTTTGTAGATCAATATTGACTTCAAATATCCATTCGAATACTTCGTTTAATTTCTTGCTTCCTGGTAGTTTAATTGTCTTAGAATAATCGCTTTTTCTTTGATCGGGCTTTGCTATATCTGCTATGTTAAATGTTAAGTTAGGGCGTAAACTTTCTAATAGCTCTACTTTGTCTGTAATGTATGCAGCAGTACCAGGCTTTTTATAAGTAATATATAGTTCTTCTTTCATTAGAATCTTTGTCTATAATTATCCATACTAAACTCTAATGTTATTTCTAAGTTAAATACCGTATCAGCAGTGCTTAATTTTTGTTCCCAATTACCCTGTATGTTCTGAACAGCTACACGGCTACCGTTTTCGTGTAAGTATATTTCAGGGCTTTCTATTAATTCTACTAACCAGTTAAAAGTGTCTACACTTATCCAGTCGCTTGTTAGCTTCATCTTTGGCGTTCCCTTAGTATAGTATTGTGTTTTTTCTTTATCACTTAAAGCATAAGTAATAACACCTGAAGCCATATTATCAGCGTTTTGCTTAAAGTATTTACGTTCAACATCTTCGCTTATTCTGCTGACCTTTGTAAAGTTGAAACAATCAAAGCCACCTAAAGCGTTAAGAAATTCTAATCGTCTTGTTTCGTATCTACATTCGCTACTAATTTGAAAGTAAAATACTTCTGAAGCTGCTGCTGGTGAACTATCTAGTAACTGTATTTGGTAACTATCTACACCCGTTGTAGGTATTACAGGCTGAACTCCTGAACTTAATGTAACTGTATTTAGTGTATTAGGTGCTGAAGGTATCTTTAAAGTCTTGTCTGCTGTTATGGCATTTGTTATTTCAAAAGTGCCAACAAGTGAACCACCATTATAAGTAGTAATTTCTGCTTTGTTAACAGGGTTTCCAGAATGATCGTATAAGAAATATAGCCAACCTTCATCTGCTAGTTCTACTTTCTGAGTATCATTATTAAAAGGGCGTAGACCTCTAGGCATATTAGTTTGAAACTTTCTAGTGTTGGCATTAACAGTATAATTCTGAAAGTAATTACTTGCTTGATAATCAACAAAGTTTAAGCCTGAACCTCTAAAGTTAGGCAAACAACCATTAAATACAATTACTGTTTTAGTTTGTTGATCTGGGTCTGGTGTTAGCGTTCCGCCTATATCAAATTCTTCGCCTATCTTAATAGTGTATTCCTTCCAGCTATTAGCATTTCCAGTAAAGCCAGTAGTACCACCAATAGTACCTAAGTCAGTCGATATATAGCTTTCTGCTATGCCGCTAATATTACAACGTCCATAGTCATTAGGGTCTGCTGATACTTTCAGTCTGCCTAATAAAGTAGCACCATCGTAAACGTCAAATAGATATTTAAATCTTGTTTCTGTTGTATCATCACTTGTTGCTACATATTCTATTGCATTATAAACAGCCCTGTAATTTTGCGGCTCTGTTGTTACTCCTGTAATTGCCATATCTATTTCTTTTTAAATCCTTTTTTAAATTGCTTAGTAATGTTTTTGCCTGTAACTGTGCTAAAGTCTTTTAGGTACTTATCCCAAATAGCACCCGTAAAAGTTTCTTCTACACAATTAGTATAAAAGTATCTAGGCTTTAAACCCTGAAACGCAATAACATTTCTAACTATGTATTCGTTAAGTCCTTTGCTTCTAGCCCAATCCCTTATGTATTTTACTTTTGGTCCGTGCTTAAATTGAAAATCACTCTTAGGTGCTTTAAGTGTTGCTCTAAGATTTTTAGTACCATCTTTATATTCAGGTACACCCTTAACACCTTGATCCATAAATTTATAATAATCTTCTAAGTACAGCTCTGCTACTAATGTAGTGCCAAACAGCCTAACAGGCATACGCATTTTATCCCTTAAATTGCCTTTATATACTAAGTTATCTTTATCTATTGTAGCCTGTAAACAGCGTATCATCTCAGCAGCTAAATTGTTAAGCACCTCAACTAATGAAGTAGGTTGATCTATAACCTCTAAATCATTTAAGTTGAAATGCTCTGCACTTCCTAACAGTTCTTCTAAAGTTCCTTCTGCCATTATCTTCTGTGTTTGTTCATAGCGTCCCTATGTATCTGGGCTTCGTGCTTCTGCTTATCGCTGAAATAAGCTACTATATTTAATCCTTTTATCACTTCGTAATTTTGTAGTACATCCCATTTATCTATACGGCTATTAGTTAAATTATCAAGCGTAACCATCCATCCCCATCGTTCTATGAAGCCTTCATTTCTTGTTTCACTTGTTTTATCTGCTGGGTCGCTTTCTGTATCAAATAAGTTTTTATATCCTGAGTTGAGTTTGCCAAGTGATGATAAAAAAAAACACCTATCGGATATGCTATTGTGATGGGCATATTCTTATAAAAGTTTTCTGATGTTTCCCGTATCACTTCACCATTAATATCAACATCGTGCCAACGTAAGTATTTACGTTCAACGGGTCTGCATATTGTTGTTAGTATCTTATGTAGGTTGTTAAAGATAACATCTTCATTAGTTGATGCGTCTTGCAGTAATTCCATAGCACTTATATACTCGCCAAACAGTAGCTTTCTTGCATCCATTTGAAATTCGTACCATTTACCACCTACTTTAAACCGTCTAGCTTTTAATGTCTTTGGTAGTTCAGTTTCTAAGAACTTCATCTTTTTAATAAGATCGTTATACTGTTCTAGTGATATATCTTTTATTACTTCTTTTTTTTCGCCTGTAAGAACGCATAATATATTTATAATACGTTGTATAGGCTTCTGCTCTGTTTGTAGTACAGGGCGTAAGTTAATGTACTTTTCAAGTGTTATATCTTCCCACGTTGTAGGCAAAGTGAAAGTAATCTTCTTCATAGTTAATAAATGTGAAATAATTTAAAAAAAACATAAACGCTAAAACTTTTTTAACGTATTGCATACCAACCTCTATTGTGTTTCTTTAAGTGTATTAGTGCAACATATCTAAGTGCATCAAGTAGATGGTTGAACTTATCTACGGGCTTACCTACCCGTTTATTATTTTTGTCAACAGCCCACTTATAGTTTTTAATTTCTTTAATTAAGTTTAGTGAACTTGTTGTAATAACTAGCTTATGACGTTTAATAATGTCGATGCCGTTCTGTATGCTGTCAGGTCCTTTAACAGCACCTTTAGAATTGATGTTCATTCTATATAATTCTTCAATGCTTTTAGGCTCAGAGCTATCACAAATTACTTCATTCCTGTCTACAATAGGTTTAAGGCGTTCTGCTATATCCTGGTTAGTTAGTCCGTTAGTATATAATATTTCGTCTAAGTAAAGTGTATCATCGTGCTTATAAACACCAATACAGGCAGTAGGGTCAACGCTATAACCAAAGTCTAAGCCATAACTAATTAGCTTTGCATTGTTTGGTATTGTATCGCAATACTCAAATTGAGTATATACGTTGTCTTGGCTTGAACCCTGAAGCCCTAGCCCGTATATTTTCCAGTAGTTTTCATCTAAGTCTTTAAGGCGTTCTATTTCGTCTTTAATACTTTGTTCTAAAAATGGGTTATCTTGGTAGGTTGTTCTGTGAAACTCTGCATCAGGTCTAGTTATAACATCTTCATAAATCCAGTGGTATTCGTCAGAAGGGTTGTAATCTATTATAATGCGTCCTGTTGTTCTAAATATCAACTGCTGGAAATCGTCTTTATTTAGCTCATTGCACTCATTAATAAAAAGTAAATCACGCTTACGCCCTCTAACCTTTTGGCTTTGATCTAAGCTGATGAACTCTACCAAGTTGTTATATAGTAAATACTCTGAGTTTGACTTATTGTGATGTTCAGGATTGTATATGTTATGCTTCTTTAGTATGTCTATGAAGTCCCGCATTACAGTAGCTCTAAGAGCTGGGAACGTCTTACGACATATAGTTACAACCTTATCACTATTTTGATTGCAGTAAACAGTTATTATCCATAAAAGTATGTTGTATGTTTTGCCTGACCTTGCACCGCCTTGCTCTACTATTATCTTTTTTTCAGACTCTAGTAAGTGCCTAAATACTTTATTTGTCTGTATCTTTGCTGTTATCAATGATCTCTATTTTAAAAGCTGAAGGACCGCCCTCTATTGATAGCTCAGTTTTTTCAACATATCCACGCTTCTTGCCTTTGCATTTTAAATAGAATATCGTTGAGGTTGGATTACCACCCTGTATCTGCTTATGCAGTTGGCTTTCTGCAAAGTCAACAGCTATTTCGCCAATACCATCTACTTCTTTTCTAAAGGCTTCATCATCGTTATACCAATCATAGAAAGTGCTTCGTGCTACGTCTACATTTTTACAGGCAGTAGTAACAACACCTAACGACTTTTCAAGTGCTTTAACAAGTTTCTTTTTTAATATGTCCGATTTCGTAGGTTTATCCATTGTTATTTTTTATATGTTCTTCTTTTTTGTATTTCCTAATCCTATCTTCTTTCCCTTCTTTTTTTGTCCTATATTTTTTTATCATTTCACTTTTATAATCTTGGTTAGTTTTTTTAACTGCTCTTTCCCTTTTTTTAAAATTAAGCCTTGTAACTTCTTCTTTATATGGGTAACAGTGTTGGAGTTGTGCTAAAGTATAATATACTATACTTGCTCTATAAAAGTTTTCTTTATATGGCTTTAAAGGCATAACCCCGTGTATTTCTTGTTGTCCCCTAAATATACATAAAGCACCATCTGACTGTTCTAATGCTATTTTATATTCAGGTAAAACAAGCTCTCCACCTAAACAATTTTTTTTTAAAATTAATACATTACTAAAAGAGCCCTTTATGTTACCAGTATCTTTATGGTACTTTATAGCGTGGTTTACATTTATATTAGCAGTTGTATAGGGGGTATCTACCAACCTATAATCTTCATTAATAAGTTCTTTTACTTTTTTTAAATCGTGTTTATAAAGTTTAGGTAAATGTTTTTTATATATTTTACAAAGTATTTCTTGAAAAGAAAACAGCTTCGAAAAGTTTTGTTTTTCTTCTATTGTTTTATTACTTAATCGGCAAAAGTCGTTCCTAACTGCCATTCGTGGCAATGCCCCAAAAACACTCGACTTAGTTGGTAAAGTATTTGCCCTATAGGTTTCAACATATTTTGTTTCTTTTGAAGCTTCCCTCACACTATGTAAAAGCCCTTTGTCTATGTTTAAATAAATGCCAATACATTCACCATTTAAAAAAAAAGAAGTATCACTTTTAATTATTTCTTTATAATGGTTTTCTTTTGGTGTTGTTTTTAAAAGTTTATTGCAATCTTCATATTTTATTAAATTATACCTTTTCATTTTCTAATAATTTATATAATAATGACCTATAGTCTAGCAATTCATATTTAATTAATAATTCTTCTAATCTCCTTATTACCTCATCATATTCTATATTTTCAAAAGGAATTGTAATATTTTTTATTTTAGCATCTAAAAACCTATCTAGTTTTTCATCCAACCCATTGATGGTATAGTCATTTTCATTACTTATGTTCTGGTCTGGTCGCCATACATCTAACCCCCATTCATTCAATAGTTCTGTGTCCCACTCATTAGCTAATACATCCCAATCCCAAGAACCGAAGCCTACGTTATCTTTAATAATAAACTCTTGTTGCTGTGCTGGTGTTAAATCACTTGCTTTGATAATGGGTACTTCTTTTAGTCCAGCCTTTTGACAGGCTCTAAGACGCATATTACCGCCAAGTACGATCATATCGTCATTTACTACAATAGGTCGTATTTCTAACATTTGCGGAAGTTCTTTAATTGACTTAACTAGCTGGTTAAACTTTTCGTCTTTTATATAACGAGGGTTGTCAGCGTTAACTTTAAGATCTGATATTTTAGCTTTTATCGTTTTCATCTATGTAACAAAGATATAAAATATTAACATCTGTATATTCTGCTATGTTTACTACGCCATTTATATTAAATTGTTCCCTTACTAATCCACTTACTACACTTTCATAATATAGCCCTTCGGCATCAATGTAGTAATTATGTTCTATTTTAGTTATCTTCTTTGGCATTTAAACTTATTACTGTTGGGTTGTTTTTGTCTTGCCAACCGATTAACATATTCATATAGTTTTTAAAGCAAGTATTACAAGCCCAGCTTATTGATATTCTTTTGTTAAGTGTTTTAAGTATCGGGTTAAAGTTTTCTTTAATCCAGTTAATATCGCATTCTTTGGGCAGGTGTTGCGATCTCTTATAGGTTTCTATTGCTGTTTTTATTGTCATAATAGTTTACGTTCTACAATCCTTAATAATAAAGGGGTGGCAAGAACTAACCACCACCCCCGAACAAAACAAACCAACAAAATACTTATCCATACGGATAAACAAAATGAGCAGTTAAAAGGCTTTCTATCAAGTCTGCCCTTTAACATAGGTAGGACAAAATCTACCCAAGTAGTAGTAAAGGTAATAATTAATATTATAACTTTTAGCTCACTCATAGAAATCTTCTAATTCCCAGTTTTCTTTTATCTTAATACTTAGGTTGTTAATCATTAGTGATATAGTAGAGTAACTTATGTTGCTTTTTTTACTGAAGCTCTTTTTATTACCTCTGCATAGTATCAACTGTTGCAGTAGTATTTTATCCATTCCCGATAGGTTGTTTATTAGTTCGTTAAGTCTTTTTTCGCTGAACCTTTTTTCTTGTTTTATTTCAGTACCGTTTAGTTCTGAAAAGTGCTGATCTGGGAAAAGATATGTTTTATAGTACTTGCTTTGTTTAGAGTATAGCATAAGTAAGCAACATTTATAAACGTAACTTCTTAGCATTTCTTGTTCTTCTAATACTTTTAAGAAGTCAATGCCTTTTTCATAAAGGACAAGTAGCACTTCTTGCTTATAATCGTCTAAGAATTTTACCCGATAATGTTTACCAATGTTAGAAATGTTTTCTTCCATTTCAGTTATTAACATAGTTCATAGCGTAAAGCGTAAAGTTATGTAATTTTTTTAATATTTAATTTTTCAACTATTTTAGCCAATACTCCAACGGTAATACTATTACCAGCTTGTTTATATGCTTGACTGTCTGAGCAAGACCAGGTAAATGTTTCAGGAAAGTCTTGTAGTCTAAAGCATTCTATTGGTGTTAATCTTCTTATTTTAGAATTAGTATAAACGCTTGGTATATGACCACCGCCTTTAGCTGTTCCATCTTTTATTGTGTTTTGTTTTATATAATGATCTTTTGTGTGATTTGTTGTTAAATAATCTATTTTATTTTCACTTAAATAATACTTATCATCTACTTCGCTTTCTAAAACGTCTTTTAATTTAAGCTTTAAATGTTCTTCTTTTGGAAATCTAAAGTAATTATCTTCATCATCTCTAATGCCTATTATAAAAACCCGTTCTCTATTTTGAGGTACACCAAAATCTTTGCTGTTTAATACTTTAAAATAGATATGATAATTAACACTTTCAGGATGCGGAAATAATATAGGGTTTCCATTAATTGACTTACCTAGATAATCTAACCACCTTTGAAAAGTTCTGCCTTTATCATCACTTAGTAAACCTTTAACATTCTCAAATATGAAATATCTAGGCTTATTGATCTTAATAAATTGATGTGAATTATAAAACAATATACCTCTTTTATCATCTTCGCCTTTTCGATTTCCAGCTAAGCTAAACGCTTGACAGGGTGGCGAAGTCATATAAATATCCAAAGGCTCTTTAGGTATATCTCTATTATAAACATCTTCAGGAAAATAATCAGGTTCACCATAGTTTTCAATGTAGGTTTGTCTTGCGTATTTATCCCAATCACACGCAAAGATGGTTTTATAATTAATGTTTAATCTCCTTAATGCCTGATCGAAAGCACCTACACCCGAAAAGTCTGAGCCTGTTTTTATCATCTTATTAATATAAAATTCTTATATCTGCATTCGTGCTTGTTATTGTTGGGGCAATACCATTAACATCGTAAACCCTATTAGTTAAATCAAACTCTGATAATTTTTTTTCAAAAGTTAATATTGATATATCAAATTTATTTGTTTTTATGTTTAAAATTTCTTTAAGTTTAATCCATATCGTAGGTTCTGGAATGCTAAAATATTCACTTCCTTCGTGCCTAAAATAATGCTCAATTGTAGTAAATTCTTCATTTAATTCTTTTGCAACTTGTTTTTTAGTTTTATTACTATTTTTTAAAGCCTTTAAAAGACATTTTTGTAACTCTATGACATTAACATTATATTTTCTTATGTTTACTATTTCAGGAATATCGTAATAAATAACATTCATTTTCTTAAATCTTCTAGTTCTTTAATGATGTTTAAAAAATCTTCTAGTTCTAAACTGATATATTCTTTTTCGTGGTTCTTTGTAAAGACTACAACAGGCATCGTCCTAGCTGGTGCATCGTTTTTACTTTGCTGAAGGGCTTTCCAAATGTTTAGCTTTTCCTGGTTCTTGCATTCCCAGCTAAACTCAGATATTATGCTTTGATCGTCAATGCAAATAATGTCCCCTTTGATAGAAAGACCACCAGAATTTGGTGTTCTTTTTACGCTGGTTTCAAATTTCTTATTGATTTCTGCTGCCACTTGTCTTTCAAATCGTTTTCCCTTTTGTTGACTACTTTTACCACCCATAGTTAAAATATTGTTAGTTGTGCTTGATGTTGTTTAAGTCTTTTCATAGCACTATTAAAATAATCTTTGTCTATTTCACAGGCAGTTAAATCATAATCTAAATTATGACAGGCTATCGCTATACTACCTGAGCCTAAATGAGTATCTAATATTTTATCATTTTCTTTAGCATAGTTCATTAGTAACCATTCGTATAATTGAATAGGCTTTTCTGTTGGATGTATTTTTTTTTGTTTTTGTGGATTGTTTAAATATCCAAAACCAATCCAATCGTATGTAAATTTTCTTAAAATACAATCAAAAGAAGTCCAAGCCAATTCGCCATCAGAAAAGTTTTTGCAATTTGAATTTGTGATTTTTTTATCCCAATATATCCATCCTCTTTTAGCTGGTAATAAATCAGCAAAATAATTCCCCCCCAAAATTATTTGATTTTTTGAAACTCTTTTTAACTCTTTAAAATATTTTATTGATGGTCTTTTATTATCCCAATTACTTTTAGATTTATTATGCTTATAATCTTTGAGTTTATTTTTGTTTTTTATTTTAGTTGTATTAGAAGTTCCTATATAATTAATTCCATAAGGAGGGTCAACAATAGCCAAATCAAAGTAATTATCTTCATACCTTGCCATTAGTTCCATATTATCTTCGTTTGTAATTTCAATCATCTTTACCCATAAATCTTAATATAAAAAAATAACCTAATATTATTATTGTAAAAAATATGTCTGCATCAGTCATTTCTTTTATCCCAAAGCGAGTTACATATTGCTACTGCCTGTTCTTTAGTCTTTGCTGACTTATCCCGTATTGTAATTAATACGCATCTTCTTATAAAATCTTTTTTCTTTTCGTATGGTTTTGGTGTTGGCATAATTTAATCTTTAAGTTTTAATCCTATAAATATTCCAAAAAAGAAACAAACAATATAACCAAATGATATGTATATCATTATTTCAGTCATTATTTAAAAACAAATAATATATACTCATCCCTATTAATCCTATCATTGTTAACACTATTATGGCAGTCAAAATTCACTTAGTTTTTCAAGTTTCTTAATATCGTTTTTTAGCTCTGCTATTACTTTGTAGTTTTTTAAGTTCTGTAACTTTTCAGTACTTAGATCAGTATTTTGTTTGCAACAGAAATCGTATAAATCATTAATAAGCTCTATCGTTCTTTTCATTAAGTCCAGTACTTCTGCTGACTTTTCAGTAAGTTTAAAAGTGCCATCCTTTTTTAAATGTTTATATTTAATTTCTTCAATAAATTTATTAAGATCAATTTTAATTTTTAATATTTCAAAGTTTGCATCGTTCATAGTTCTATAATGTTTAATCTTTTTATGTTATACCACTCGCCAACCTTTAAACTATCTTCAGTTATTATAACCTCAACACCTTTTGTAGGGTGGTGTAAGTGATACATATTAACTCTTACTTCTTGCACTACCTGGTACTTATTACAGCTACATAATAACACTACTGAACTAAGTAAAATTTTCATCTTTATCGGTTTCGTACCAATTTACAATTTTTTTATCTAATTTCATTTCAGCTTGTTTTTCTACGGGTGGGTTTTTGTGTCGCTTTGCATAGATGCCACCTTCTAAATAATAAGTATTTTTTTTAATGTCATAGAACATTTTATAGATACCGTTCTTAGATACGCCCTTCGGCTTACTTTTAGCTACTTTGATAAATACTTCATTACTTTTATATGGTTCGCCAGTTTCATCATTTATACCTTCAGGCGGTCGCCAAATAATTATCATTAGTAACCCTTTACGAAACCACGCCTGACCACCAGCAATCTCTCTAGGTGTTGGCATAGGGAAGAAAGTCTTGCCGTTCTTTATTATCGGGGCTTGATCTCTAACGTGGGTAATTACGCAGTTATGTCGTTCTTTAGCTCTTGCGTTTTTTCGTATGTCCCCTAATATCCTTTCAATATATAAGTCTTGCCTACCTTCGTCTTTGCTAAAATCGTGGGCTAGTTCATTAAACGGGTCTATTAGTGTTGTGTGTATTGTAACATTTTCAGTATGTTCTATTTTATCTACTATGTTAAAAAATGTTTCTGCTGTTAATCTGTTGTCTAAAGGGTCTATTATGTAAAAGTATTCTGCTACAAACATTTCTGCACCTACCTTTTCAGCTTCAGTCATAGCACCACTAAACTTTTTTATATATGGTTTCCCAACGTATTTAGTACATAGCTCTGCTATGATGTCTGCTGTAGTACCCGTTTCAGGTGTAAAAATAACGTGCTTTAATTTATGTTCTACACTAAGATTTACAAGTACATCTAACCAAAACTCTGTTTTACCATCGTGAGGCGCACCAGCTATATAGGTAGTACAACCTAACTTTACTGTTATCGGTATATCCCAGCCTATTGTATAGCCTTGTTGATTACCATTTTCCCTAAGGTCGTTTAGTTCACTTTGTTTATCTTTTACTTTTTGCCAATAGTTCATTTAAACAGGTGTATAAGATTCGTCATTATTATCATAAGTTCCATTTGATCTACCTTTCCAAGTTGTTAATCGTCTTGCTATTGAAAAGCTAGTTTGTTTTTCGTAACGCATTTTTTTGTCATTAGGTCCGTGTTCAGTCCAATAGCCCTCAAAGTCTTTTAACATTTTTTCAGGATATTTTTCTTTATGCTCTGCTAAGAGTTTATTAAACTCTGTTTTTCTTTTATTTATATTTTCTTTATATATATCATTTACATTAACATTAACATTAACAGTTCGTTTTGTTCGCGTTTGTTCAACAGAATGAACACTTGTTCCTTTTGTTCGTTTATCTTCTGCTTTTTGGCGTCTTATTTCGCCACTTTTTTTACCAGCTTCAGATCGTAATATCTTATGTTGTTCCCATTTTTTAAGGTCTGCTTTTAAATTCTTTTTAATTGGTTGCCAAGCTAGATTTAACATTTTATTGTCAGGGTCTTGTTTATCTTTTGGATATTCATCATTAACATATTTTAATATATGTTTAAATAATTTACCAGCTTCGTGATCTTTAAGCAACTCAATAGAAGGTAATATATCAGCATATAAAACAAAAGATTTTTTATTCTCTGCCATAGTTTAAAAGAAAAAAGCCCTCACACAAAAAGTCCTAACAGGCGTAAATGAAGCCTACTTTTTATGGTATCGGGCAATATGTTTATATAATTTCATTTACTTAGGTTGTTAGGTATTTCAAATATAATTAATTTATATTAATAGTAGCATATATATCCGCTTTTTTTAATAGATAATAGTATTTATATATTTCAGTATTGTTTTTAAATTCGGTTTGTATAGGGCTTATTAGCTTCATTACTGTTCTAAATATTAAATCTTTTTCTATTGCAATTAGATCATAAATGAAGATGCCACTATTATCTGCTACAACATATATAGGGTGCTTTTTAAGTCTTTGTGCTATCATTAAAAGGTTATAGAACTTATCTACCTGGATAAATTTTTCATCATAAACCTTATTTCTTTTTTTGATTTCAACTATTAAATTATCATTATAAGCATCATAGTATTCAAATTGATTATTAGACAATTTTAAGTCTAACTTTTTATTATCATTGATCGTCTTTATAATGTTAATTTCATCCTTCTTCATCTAACCTATTATATATTAATTGTTCTTTATAACTTAAATCTTCATACTTATAAGTTGGTATGCAGCCATACATATTTTCATCATAATAATAAGGCTCATCTTTGCCTTTAAGATGTATTATAATCTTTTCATTATTATTATTATATTGATGATACCTATATATTTTAGATGTTGAACAGCTAAACTTAACTGCTATTTCTTCAAAAGTATAGCCCTTCAGGACCATTAAGCCAATTTTAGCTATTTCGTTTTTCGATAACATACCAACCCTTTTTAAGTAGCTCATTTCAGAACGGTAGATCGTCATCGGTTTCTACATCGCTTACGGGTTCTTCTAGCTTAGTCTGGTTTTCTTCTTTAGCTTTAAACACCTTCCAGGCTTCCAATGTAGTAAAATATCGTTCTTCCCATTGTCTGCATTTTACGTTGAAATCAACGTCTATAATATCATCAACTTTATTATACTTTAAAAAGTTTTCTACTTTATCTGAACCGAATATTTCAAAACAATATAAGTTATTATATTCTGCATCCGTTGTTAAAGTAAATTCTACTTTTTTCCAATCTTTACCAGCCTTAGAAGTGCCTTCCCTGACTTGCATTACTTTTTCTATTTTTCCTGTTACTTTCATTTTTATTTGTTTTAATTTAATGAACTTGATCTATTTTCGTTTTTTCTTTCCTTATCATCATCTTCAAAAGTAGTAATTGGGGTGTCAGAATTAAAATATGTATCTATCGCTTCCTGAGTATAACCATACATCTGCATTAACCCTATACAATGATGATAAAATTCCGATGGGTGTATATGGAACTTATTAATAATAATCTGTTTTTCTACTCCATTTTGAGTAATACTCAAAATAATGTTTGGTAAATTTTGCTGTTTTTTATTTTCCATTTTGTTTATTTTTATATGATTTTAAAAAGTTAATTAATACTGCCTGTTCTGTTATATCTAATATGTATTTAAAGCCATCACAATTATTATTAATTAATTCAAAGTCATCATTACAGTCCGAATGATAAAACCAAAACTGACCTTTATCGCATTTTCTAATTATCATTTTTTCGTTATGCTCATTTATATATTGAACCTGTAAGTGTATCATTTTTATTTGTTTTAAAAAGGATGGATGCTTTTTTAAAGCTATATAGTTCCAAACGTCATTGTATAACTTCCACCCTTTAATTATTAATTAATCTTTAAATTTTTATTTTCTTGTATTGAACAGCCTTTAATTTCCATACCATCTTTAATAGCTTTTTTAATAGCCAATTTATCTGCCTGTTCAGTTACTTTAATTACTTTAAATACTTTAGGCAAAGCGTTAACATCTTCAACGATCAGCGATTCACTTTTACGGGTGCTGAACTTAGTAAAGCCAACTTCAAAAGCCCCAAATAAATTAACTGCGTTTAAAAGCCTGTTTTTTAAATATGATACAACATTACTGTTTTGCCGTTTAAGTGCCTGTAATCGTTTTATTTCATCGTCTATTTGCATTGTAAAGGCTTCTTTACTTTTAATTACTGATAGATAAGCTATTGATTTACTTTGTAGCTGGGTTTCATTGATCTCTAACTGCTCATTAATTTCGTCTGTTATTTCGCCTTCAGCATCTTCTACTTGCCTTATTAGCTCTATGTAGGTTTCTTCAATTTTGTATAGTGTTTGTTTTTCCATTTTGTTTTGTTTTTAGGTTTTATTTTTTTAATGCTAAATGTAATTCTACAATAGACTGCTCTAATGTTCTTAATTTTTCTGGTATATTTTTTAAAGGAAAATCTAAATATGATTCTCTGGAATAAGGCGTATATTTATATTCTTTGCCTTTTATTTTAATTCTACCCATTAACCAATCTACTAAATCGTTATAAAAATCGTACTCTATAAAATGACTTACATTAGTTGCTTCATAGCAATAAAATTTCTTTAACGCATCATTAAACCAGATAAACTCTACTTTTTTTGCAGTTATCTTTTTAACAAAAAATATATGTCCTGAAAAAAGTACACACCCATATCTAAAATATGTATATCCGTTATCGTCTATTCCTTTAGGAATTCTGTTGTCAATGTGCCATTTGGATTTAATAGGGTTTATAAGTTCTTTTTCCATTTTGTTTATTTTATTAGTTCATTAAGTTTGTTTACTTCTCTTTTTAATCTTCTGTGCCAGTAGCTAAGTGATTTCTTTTTAATGATTATATCATTATAGGTTTTATCAGTACCACCTAACAGCATTAATAGATTATTATTTGCCAATATATCTTCTTTAAATTCTATTCTCTTTTCAGCCATTTCAATGTAAGTAATTACTTCATCAATAATATCTAATTGTTTTCTTATTGCGTCCATCATTACTGCTTTTTAAATTGGTTGATTTGCGTCTTATTAAGTTGAAAGTTTTTAATTAATTGTTCTTTAGTGTATTCGCCTTTTTCTATTGATCTTATAGCTTCTTCAAATCGTGCTTTATTTAGCTTAGGCTTAGACTTTGGTACATCAATATTATTAGAATGCTCGTTATCTGCATCGTCTATTTTGCCTGTTGGCACTAAGAACGTATATAGTAAACAATACTTCAAAGCGTAGGTCGTAGCTTTACCAGCAGATTTATCCTGGCTGTCTATTCCGTGACCATAACCACAAAGCTCTAAGGCTTCGCCAGATTCGTGCATTAATAAATATTTAGTTTTGACTTCAGTAAATATAGACTGCTTTCTTTTTTCTTGACCATTATATACATCGGTCCATTTACTTAATGTAGATTCTACTTCCATTTCCGTTGGAATTATTGTAAGTCCGTTTTTCTGCATAGCTGCACCGATAACTTTTTTAACTTCTTGATCTGATACACCTTTATAGGAATACTGACCACTTCCAACTGTCATAGATTTATCAATACCTTTGACTTCATCCATAACTTTTAGGATGGCTTTAACAATT